TTTTAATTTGTTTTGTAATGCCATTTTTAATTATTTAATTATTTCGTATAAATATTTGATTGTTACGCTAATCTATATGCATTTTTGTATTGGTTGGTGCCAGTTTCTGCTTGTCTTCCAACAACTTCACCTAATTTTTCTGCGCCTACGTGCAATGCCATTGCTGGTGCAGGTTTATTAGCTAATGCGTTTACTGCGTTTCTTAATTCGTTGATTGCGGCCATTAATCCTGAATTATCATTATTATTAGCCCCTTTGCCACCGCCTAAATTGGTGCCTGCTATAACAGTATCTTTATCATTTAGTTTAATAGCACCTTCTGGTGAAAGTAAAGTACGTTTACCATAACCACCTTCAGACATTATGTCATCACCTTTTTTAGCTCCTGCTAAATAACCTACTAAAGCTCCAAACAATGCAGCAGCAACACCACCAGCAATTAACCAACCAACGGCTGGTACGCTAGCGGCTGATCCTCCAGCCTTAGCGGCAGCACCAGCAGCATCAGCTGTAGCTCCTTTTATACTTTCTCTAGTTGCTAGTTTTTTAAGTGCTAATGCTGTAGTTAAACCAGTAATCATTTTTACTAAACTAACTGTGCCTATTAATCCTAAGATAGTATATAATCCAGTAGCACTACTAAGTATACTTGCAAAACCATCAATTAATTGACCTACAGGACCTGCTACTAAGTTACCTATTATGTCCTGTAATTTTTCAACAGCATTATTAAATTTCTCTTGAGCTGATTGTTGTTGGATTTGTTTGTATAATACACTATCTAAAGGTTCACCTTGAGCTTTTAATGCTTCTAGTTGTTGATCAAGAGTCATTTTAGATACATCACCTAACTTATTAACTTTTTCTTGCTCAAGTAACATTTTACTTACCTCATCTCTACTCAATCCAAAGGCTTCAGCTAATGATTTTTGAGCTATAATGTTCATATTTTGGAAGTCTTCTAAACTACCCATTTGTGAACTTATTTCTTGCATTAGTGTAGCTTGGTCTCCTGTTAAAGCAGCAGCTCTAGCTCTTTCTAAATTTAATTGTTTACCTGTTATTAATTCAGCTTTTAATTCGTTTTCAATTGATGATTCAAAGTTTAAAAGAGATTCACCAATTTTATCTACTTCCTCTAAATTTAAACCTAATGCTCTTGCTTGTACAACGGCAGCTCCTAATGCTTCTGGGTTGCCTTGGAATTTAACAAGTATTCCTGCGCTTAAATTAGCTACATCTTTTAATATAGTTCTTTGATCAATAGCTATTTTATTAGCTCTTTGAGATGCTGCTGAACCCTTGATAATAGATTTAGTAGTAGATTCTATTGAAGTGCCACTAATGATAGATAAACGAGCTAATTTACCAGCTTCACTTGCTGACAATCCCATTAATTTAGTTAAACGGGTAAAGTCTTCTGTTTGTTTACCTGTATATTGTACTGCAACTCCTAGTTCATTAGTTAGTTCACCTTGAGCTTCTAGTAATTTAGATGTAGTGATAAAAGCATCCCCAGTACTTGTAGCGTATTTAGCAAAATTATTACGTAAACCATTTGCTTGGTCTTTACCTATGCCTAAGGATTTAGCTAATTCAGTTGTTTGTTTATCTGCCTTTAAACCAGCATTGATGATAAAGGTTAATATTGTTAAAGGATCAGTAAAAGCATCTGCTATGCCCTTACCTAATCCTACAATTCCAGTAAACATTGCTTTTAAAGAGCCACCGCTTTTAGCAGCGTCTCTCATATCTTCTTTTATACCGTCAAAGAAAACACTACTGATTCCTAATTTATTTAAAGTACCTACAACACCATCAACGATGGCTCCTGTAAGTCCCATTTGTCGTTGGATCTTTATTTCTTCTGCTAATCTGTCTTTAGCTATTTTTTCTAATTTCTTTGATTGTTCAATTACAAATAGAGCTTCTGCTTTTTGTGCTTCATCTGTAATTCTTCCTTTTTCTAGTAATAATTCAAGATTATCTCTTTCTTGTTTTATTTTAGTAATATTGCGTTCTATTTCTTTTTTAGACATGGTAGAATAACCGGCCATGTCATATTTGAATTTAGATGCAACACTTTGTAAAGATCTAAAGCTGTTTAATGTTGATTTAGTATAGGTATTTCCTTTAGATAATTCTTGAATAGCATCTTGTAATGACGAGGCAAGACTACCAGCAGAATCTGAAAGATTTGTTCCATACTTAGCAGCCATTTCAAGTTGTGCAGTAAGAAATTTTTGGTTTTTAGCAGCTTCCTCTAGATTTCTTTCTATAGCAGAAGTATCCATTTCAAGATCTGCATAGTAATCTCGTAATTGCTTTATTTGTTCAGGGGTTAATGCCATATACAGTAGTTAACTACATATAAATATTAAAAGCGCCTATTTCTTAGGCGCCTTTACTTTATACGTTGGGTCAGTTGGTTGCTTTATGTTTGGTTTCGCAACATCTCCTTTACCCTTATTTGTTAATTGATTATTAATCTTTTCGTTTTCTTCTTTTTGTTTATCGTAAAATTCTTTTAGTTTATTAAACGTAAATAAACGTAACCAAATAGGCATATTATATATAGTATCCCAATCGTATCCACCATTTCCATGAAATACTAGAGAAATTGATATCAGGTTGGATTTTGGCATAATATTCACGTAATGCTCTTGCGTCTTTAGCAATTAAATAGTTATCAACAAAATCACGGATATCTTTTTGGTCACGTTTACCTTCAATTGAAGTAATAATATGTTTTAAACGTGTAGTAACATCTGTTGTTTGATTTGGATTTACTTTTTGCAAACCTTTAATTTCAGCATCAATCTTTTGTTCATCACCATGTGTTAACAATTTAAAGGTAATGTTATTACCTGAATATGGTAATGTAAAATTGAATTCGTTTGTGCCACGAACATATAATGATTCATCAATTACTTTGTCTTCTAATGTAGATAAATCTATAGATACTTCTTGTCCGTTATGAATAAAAGGATAATCTTTACCATATCCTAAAACACGAGCAGCAACTAATACTGCATTTTTATCACCGATTAATAATTCATTATAATCAATTGGTGTAACAATTAAAGCTTGCAATAATTTATCAATTACTGTGCCTTGACGAATATAGTTAGCATTAGTAAGAATATCTTCTTCCTTAGCTGTCATATATTTCATTTCAATTTCACCTTTAGATAGTGGTGATTCTACTGGGTACAATAAACCTTTTGAAGGTAACGTAACAATTTCTGTTGGAATTTTTAATTCTGCCATATAACATTTTAATTAGTGTATATATAAATATACGTTAAGTATTTTTCTTAACAAAATCTAGATAAGTATTTTTTGGACCAAAAGCTTGAACAAATTTATCAGCTGCTTCACCTTTTACTGGGAAAAAACCTTGTGTTGACGATTTACCCTGAGTCGTTGTTGGGTATATTGTTGGATCTTTATCTTGTTTGTAAGGAATACCACCGTCTACTCCTGGTTTTTCAGTATCTAGATTAGTGGAATCAAATATAGTGTAAGGAGTACGTGATTGTTGGGTAGTGGGATTTGTTTGGTTTTTACCTAAATTTAATAATTCGCTTTTTCCTGGTATATTTTTTGTAAGTTGTAGATAAGTTTCTGTTGGGGTAAATCTTTGATAAAATCGTGATGGTGAGCCCGGATTAGCTTTATCTGTAGGAGTACCTGTAGTATTAGGAGAAAAATTAGTGCTAACATCAAGTCTATTATTCCCTGTGGATTGATCCTCTAGATCTAATTTTGTTTCTATAAATGATTTTAATAAATCGCTCATACCTATAAATATAAAGAAAAAAAGACGTTTGCCAAAGCAAACGTCCTTTTATATAATTTAAATGACAAATAGATTAGAAGTTCAATACGCAGTAATCCATAGCGACTGTTACTGATAAGCTAATTGCTGCATCTGCGCTCCAATCGTAATCACCGAAAGTTGCAGTTTTAACATAAGCTCCTTTAACAATCCACTCACCTACTACATCACCTACTGGACCTAAAATGTCTAAAGTTAAGTCTTTCTTGTAGAAATCAGAATAACCATCACGACCAGTTACTGATTCGTGTGCTAAACGAGCCCATTCCATTACTGATTGAGCACCAGATGGAGTTACAGGGTCATATAATTCTAAAGTCATGTCATTCCAACGAACTTTACCCTTAACTTTACGGTAAACGTTGATATGATCTAAAATAATTTCACCAGCTTCAAATCCAGGAGCAGATGCTTTTTTAATCAAGTACGCAGGAATACCATCGATGTACATGATAAAACGATTTTGAACTTTTGGTTCAAACGCTGTGAACATTATTTCGTTTGTTGATAATACAGCCATTTTATATTAGTGTTTAATTGCTATTAATAAATATTAGCAACTACATCCCCTTATGCAGGGAATGTAGCGCCAGTAGGTAATACGTTGAAGTTTAATATAATAAATTCAGCTGTCTTAGTTGGTTGGATATAAATCTGACCTACTAATTGGTTTCTATCGATTACATCAGCTGTATTGTTTGTTTCATCCATTACAACTTTGTAAGCAAATAAACCTTGTTTTTGTACCACTGAATCTAAGTAAGGGTTAACTTGTGATAAGAATCTATTACGAGTAATAGTAGTATTTTGTTCGAATACTAAGTTATTAGCTACTTGACCAATAAATCCTTTCAATGCAATCAATAAACGACGAACATTTACTCTATCTAAAGCTGTTGCTTTACGT